TGGAGATCGTCAAGGCTCACATTGTCTTGGTAATAGTCAATGTTTGCTGCTCGAATTGCGTCCTTATAGATTCGTGTGGCCGTGTGGTTGATTCGTTGAGCGTATAGCTCCTCTGTGACGTCAAGCTCCACTAAGTCAATCAACGCGTCTGGATCTCGAGCGAATACGCCCGAACCGCTGGCCCGGTCCATTGATTTTTTGCCCCCTTGAGCACCTTTTGAGTGGTGGTGGCAATAGATCACCGAGCAACCTAGCTCTGTAGCGACCTTGTCGAACTGATTCGTAAAGTGTGCCATCTGGTCCGCGCTGTTTTCGTCACCCGTAAGGACTTTATAAATCGGGTCAATGATAACCGCGATATAATTCTTTTTGAGTGATCGGCGGATCAATTTCGGCGCGAGCTTGTCCATCGGGACGGTCTTTCCGCGCAAGTTCCAGATATCAATATTTTGGAGATTGTTTGGCTGAAGTCCCATTGCTTCGTACACGTCCCGGAATCTGTGGAGACATGACGCACGGTCTAACTCAAGATTGACATATAGGACCTTGCCTTGTGTACAGTTCCATTCAAGCCATTTCTTACCCTCTGCGATCGCGATTGACATTTCGATCAGACTAAACGACTTACCGGCTTTTGACGGCCCAGCGATCAGCATTTTGTGCCCTTGGCGAAGGACACCTTCAATCAATTCAGGGGCTAGGTCTGGTAAATTATCCCAGCTATCACCCAGCCCTTCCGGATCTGGAAGATCGTCGTTAAGATCTTCAATATACTGGTACCACTCTTCCCAGTTGCGCTTACCGATATTCGTATCAACTAAGAATTGCTTCTGGCCGTTTCGCTCAAAACCGGGCATACGTGACAAACGCGACGGATTGCGGTTTTGAGTGTCGACTGATATCCCGTTCTTTTGGCATATCTTATATAGATAGTCAACGCGCTTTCTGTACTCCTCGTAATTGCCAGCGCCCACTTTTACAATAGCGTGTAAGGACTTGTTCCCGCTGTACACGAGAGCCACGATCGGCAATTCCAGCTCTTTATAGATCGCGTTTTGTTTCTCAACGCTCATGCTGTCCGATTCGACAAGCGCGTACCGATAATCAGTCACGTTCTCGTTTTTGGCTCCCTTGCCGTCAAGTGGATTGAATCGGATCCACGCGCCCGCTTCCTTGTGATAGTCACCGAGGACGGCCCCGATATCACCGTTACACTTACTTAATTGCTCAATCAGTTGCCCAGCCGTCCGGTCATAGGCTCCCTTTGTTGGAAGCCATTTCTCGATCTCTCCCGTCTCGTCGTTTACTTTTGGATAGCTCTCCGTGACATAACCGACATTTTCGGAAGATTCGAATAGGGCCTCGAGATATTTAATAATCTCTTGTACTGGATTCCAAACTGTAGGTTCATGAATCTCTTTCCCCTCGATCCAGCTCTTATCAATCAAGCGATAGTCCCGATCGATCGTGTCGTTCCAATCGAGCTCGTGAGCTCCCTCGCTATCGCTTGAGTATGGATTCACCCAGCCGTGATCTTTCGCGAGCTGGACAATCGTTCCGCCCGTGACAATGGAACCCGCTTCCTCATTGAAGGTGTCCCATTTCTTAAAACATTCAAATTTACGGTACCGGGCCGGATCACGTAAGGACCAATTATCCCAATCGGAAGCTGTGTACCCTTCATGCTTTAAGGCCATTCCGACGTTAATCCACTCTTGATAAGATAAAATCGAGGGGTCTATATGGTCTAGTAATGGTAATAAATCAAATTCTCGTTCCACTAGTCCCCTCCTTTCTAATTTGGTACATATTCGCTCGCTTTGATTTGTGGTGGTATTCTCCACCCGTTCGCTGCGATTCGATCAATCATGCTTCTAGCGCTCTCAAAGCTCCACATACCAACATTCCGGAAGCCTCGACTCTCGAGGAAACGAATTTGTTTCGGTGTCGAAAGCCCTTCGTTCCGTCGCTTGTTTAAGCGATCAAGTAAGAGATTCGCTTTTCCGGCATTGCCCACTTCGTCGGTAAAGATCCCGTATTTTTCAAGGGCCTTGAGTTGTTTTTCAGACGGCGGGGCCATTTCCCGGCCAAAATTAGGAACATAATTCGAAAGATCTTCCGCATGAATTGACATTTCAAATTGAAGCGGATCGACGAGCTTTCTCTTGCGTTTCCGCATTTCTGCGAGCTGTTTCGCAAGGGCTTCTTCACGTTCTGCGACGACATCTTCCACACTCTTAGCTTCCATCGCTTCGAGATCGAGCACGACGCCCGTCTCTTCTTCCATGTTTTCGACCATTTTCTTTGTGACTTCCGGACTCTCACAAATTAAGTGAGCCGGACGGCATAGCTCATGGCGTTCCGTGTGCCATAAGAAATCAAGAAGAAGAAGCTCGTCTTTTCCGGGATATAGACGCGTCCCACGGCCCACCATCTGCGAATAGAGCGCGCGGACCTTCGTCGGTCTTAATACGACCACGCAATCAACCGACGGGCAATCCCAGCCCTCAGTTAGTAACATTGAGTTACAAAGAACGTTGTAACGTCCTTTCTCGAAGTCCTCGAGCACTTCGGCCCGGTCTTTCGATTCGCCGTTTACTTCGGCTGCCTTAAAGCCTCGCTCGTTTAAGATATCGCGGAATTTTTGGCTTGTCTTAACTAGTGGAAGAAAGACGACTGTTTTTCTGTCCTTGCAATACTTGGCCATTTCGTCCGCAATCTGTACTAGATACGGATCGAGGGCCGTTCCAACGTCACTCGCCTTAAAATCTCCTGCGGACATTGCCACGCTTGAAAGATCGAGATCGAGCGGAATCGTCAAGGCCTTAATTTTGGATAGATAGCCCTCTTTGATCGCTTGTACTAGTGAGTATTCGTAGGCCAAGCTGTCAAAGTACGATCCGAGATTTTTCATATCGCCCCGGTCTGGTGTAGCTGTAACCCCCAAGACTTCCGAGTCTTTGAAATGGCCCAGCACTTTTTGATACCCGTCTGATATAGCGTGGTGCGCCTCGTCGACCACGATCACGTCGAACCAATCGGGCGGGAATTGACTTAAACGCTTTTCCCGTTGCATGGTTTGAACCGACCCGACAACGACGCGATACCATGAACCTATGGACGTACTTTCAGCCTTTTCTAAGGCTGTACCGAGGCTTGTCGCGGTCTTTAATTTGTCGCTTGCTTGATCCAGCAATTCGGATCTGTGAGCGAGGACTAACACACGCTTTCCTTCTCGGACTTGATCTTCGATGATCTTTGAAAAGACGACCGTTTTTCCCGTCCCAGTCGGAAGGACTAGAAGGGTACGTTTTCGCCCTTCTGCCCACTCCTTTTGAACGGCTTCCCGTGCCTCTTGTTGATAGGGTCTTAACTCCATACTTTAGAACCTCCTATAATTAGAACGGACCTCCTGTGAAGCCTCCCTGTGGTTGTGCTGGTTGTTGTGGTTGTTGATACTGTGGCGCTGGTTGTTGGTATGCTGGGGCTTGTTGTCCCGGTTGTGCGTTCAATACCTTTGTATAGTCCACGTCATCCGCGTAAATCATGCCTTTCACTTCGTTGTACTTGTTCCCGTTGTACTCGCGAGATCCAACCTTACAAACTCCGACTTTTCCGATGATCGCGTTCCAATCCATACGAAGGGGCTCACCTTTGCGTTTTTGCCCGATAGCTCCAAAGAACGCTGAAAGCATACCTTCTGTTGAACTGTGTAAGAAGAGATTGTGACGGAGTTCTGTTTCGCCTTCATTCGCTACGATAGTAAGGTGTACTGTCGCTTTAGGACAAGCTGGGAGCTTGCCGGGATTTTGAGGATTTGGCGTGTGACGTCCGCGCTCGTATTCTTTAACTGTGAACCAGTATAGGCCATCGGGCAATAGGACAAATTCGGAGTCCTTTTGGAGCGTGTCGTTCCAGTCAAGCTCGCGATCAAAGTTATTATTAAATTGTTGTTGTGTCATGATGATTTTTTCCTGTATTCTTATAAGTTATTAGTGTTAAATGGTAATTCCGGGTCTTTCCGGACTTGGTTTTTAATGACGTCAAGTGTAGCGTCCCAATTCGCAACGATCATGTCCCAGTAATTGCTTGGGAAGTTTTCGATAGGCGTTCCCATCGGGAAGTGTCCCCGGATATAAGCGACTTCTTGCAACTCGTTTACTGTGACATTGTTCGGTGTCATTAAGTCAGTCAACGCTTTCGGCAAGAGTCCCGCTTGTGGAGCTCGTCCCATTTCTTGGGCCACCTCTTGAGCGACCTCTTGTAATTGATCGTCAATGTTTTGCTTTGGTGGCTCTGGTACTGGTTGTGGCTCTGGTTGTGTAGCCGGTGCTGGCGTTTCAGTTGGTACGGGAGCCGGTGCGTTGAAGATATGGGCCACGCTTTCAAACATAAATGGAAGCTGATCTGGCAAGCCGTGGCGGTTTTTCGCGTCCCACGCTGGCCGGTGGTTCGTGTACATAACACGCTCGCCCCCTTGGGCCTTTTTCTTGCCCGTGTCCGTGGTCATGACGATTGTCTTATAATTCGCAAAGAGCACCATATCGGCCCATTCTTTGACCAGTGGAGCCGTCTTTGAGCTGGTCTTTTGCCCGAGTTTTAATTCGTATCGGTCATAAGATCCCATCTCGTCCGGCTGTTCGAATTTCTTAATTTGTGCGTGGGCTGTCAAAACGACGTTGATCCCGTTGTCCACTAGCTCGGACAAGCTATTCAATAGACGCCCGATCTCTTCCTGTACGTATGTATAGCCCTTGCCCCAGCCAAAATCTTCGATCCCGTTCTTTTGGTGCTGTGAGCATACATAATCGACCGCGAGTTGTTCGGCCCAATCGATCGTATCAATGACTAGCGTCTTACACGCGCCCGGGTTTGCTTTAATGAACGAGATCTCATTTTTGAGCATTGCCCAGCTGGTGGGCTTGTCCATACGAGCCACGTCCATATTATCGGTTGAACCTTCCGTATCGATGAATACGGGGTCTGGGAATTGACTTGCAAAGCTAGACTTTCCGATTCCCTCGGGGCCATAGATCACGACCTTTTGGGCCCGCGCCTTCCTTCCTCTTGTGATCTGCATTGTTTAGTCCTCCTCGTCGTTGTCGTTCAAGAGCCCGCGAAGAAAGTTTTCAAAGTGTTTACGTTTTGCTTCTTCGATCTCTTCCATAAGATCTTTCGGTTCTTTCCCATTGATCGTTTCGAGCTCATACGTTGCATTTACGACGAGCAGTTCACCGTCGAACGCTTCAGCGAGTTTTTGCATTTTGTCGCTTTGTTTTTCGAATGATCTCATGGTATTAGTTGCAGCGTTTTGCAGCTCTTCCGACCAAGTGGCGGTATATGCAAAAGCTCCATCGTTGCTTTTATATTCTGATAAATAGTGCCCATTCTCTTTGCTACGGATAACGATAAATTTTTCTGTTTTTTTCATGATTTTTCCTTCTTTCTTTTAAAAGCCATTTTGCCAAGTTGGCGCGACTGTTTCTTGTGCGCCATTCATTGCCCCGTTCAAGAGCCCATTTTCAAAACTAGTCGCGATAGCTTGCAAGCCTTCTTGTTCAAGCCATGCTCCGAATTCCGTGAGTGTGATCTGGTCCATCTGCTCGAGCTTGTCAATAAGGACGAACCCACAATCAGGCTTGAGCTTGCGAACGATAGCCGTCGCGACTTGTAATTGTTGCGAACCGCTCATATTATCCCAGCGTTGACCGAGATATAAGAGTTCGCCATCATCCACGGACAAGCCGGGGAGTGGTAAATCTGCGTTAGTGAGTAAGTCGCGTTTTTGTTTGCGAATACCCTCGATAACAAGATCTAACTCGCGATACTGTTCGCGGTAGCCTTTCGCGTCCTCTTCGGCCTTGTCTTTATCAAGATTCGCCCGGACTTTAAGGTTGATCTGCTCGATATTCGCGATACTTTCTTCAATCTCTTGTGTCGATTCCTCGATCAGATCTTGCGCGTCTTTGCGAGCGATATCCAAGTCTTGCGCGAGTCCCTGTTCTTTTTCTCGGGCTTCCTTGAGCATAGCTTCCAGACGCTCAACGTTTGCGAGTGCCCCTTGATAGTCGTTTTCGATTCTCGCGAGATTCTGACGCTTACGAGCATTTTCGCCGTTACGTCCAAGGATCTCTTGCTGTTGCTGGATCAAGTCCGCGATTGAAACGAGTTCTTTCGGTGCGTCTGGATAATACGGCTGTTCTTTGGCAAACTTTTCTTTTTGATCCGCAATGACGCCGATCGCGTGACGCTCTTGATACT